GTACTCCCCGCTGTCCGGCCAATAACATGAAGATTCGCTAAATCAGCCATCTTAATTAAAGTCACCGCGCCATCTGCTAGGGCGCCGGTATCTGTTTGGGTAAGAGTTTGGTTATCAAGTCCCGTTCCAAGAGAATTCCAGACTATGACCTTATCAGCTTCGGGTTCGGGGAAATCAATGCCGGTCGTTTTAGAGGTTACAGCGAATTTAAGAGATCGGGATACATCATCAGTAAGCTGTTGAGAAAGAACCGTTAAACGATCAAGTGAATCTTCAAGAGTTTTTTCTGTAAATCCTTCATTAACTGGAATATTCGTTAGTTGGGTATAGTCAATATTTCTTATCATTAAGACATCATTACCAGTTGCCGGGGCAGTTGTGAAAGTTATTGTCCCGCCTTCTGAAGTTGAATCAATAGCTACCGTGTAATCGGTGGTAATTGTCTGTAAGGTAGCGGTTCCGGCGGCATCGACTAAATAAACATCAATATCCCCGCTCTTAAAAATAAAGAATGTGAAATCAAAATCGACAAGCGCGCCGTCAGCCGCTAACCGTGTCCTGTTATTTGTATTTGATATAACCATTTGTAATCTCCTTATTATTCATCTGAAAATACATTCTGGACTTGGTGGTAAGTTTTTCCCAATACCCCTAAAAATATTGACTCTTTTGGTAAATCTTCGTCAAGACCTATTCTCAAAGTTTCAGAAAATCCACGAGGAACTCCCGCGCCCACCCCGGCCACGATAGATAATCCAAGAATCAAATCCTGAACTGCTTTATTTGTATTGTTCTGGGATAAATCTCTACCTGATTTAAATAGCGCGTTTTCTACGTCCCCTACGGTATCAAATATAATCGTTCCACTTTCGAAATTCTTTTTATTCATAAAAAGCCCCATAAAAGCCCCTTCTAATGCTGTGCCTAAGAAAGGAATAGATGATAAAGGGCCTAAGATCATCGCTTCTGCCAAATCCTTTGAATCTATACTTCCAGCGTTTTTTATATAATTAAAAAGACCACCAATAAGGAAATGGAAAAGGAAAAAAGATTTTATGAACTTCCCGACTGAAGCTTGACCCCGAACAGCCCTGCGGAACGCTTGACGTTCCAGACGTAGATATTGAATAGGCTGGCTTATAAACTTAAAAAGGAGTTTCCAAAATTTAGTCTGTTTTTCTCCTAATTGTGTCGGGTTGGCGGATTGCTGGGTTTTCTCTATAAAACCATCAAAGGCTCGAAAAGCTTCACTATGACTCCCTGTTTTCTCGAAGGTAGTTTTAAAGATTGGCCACCCACCTAAAAATATCCCTCCTTTATTTCCAAGAAGAATAGGAAGAAAAAAAGCCCTACGAAGTGCCGGCATTAGTTCAGATGATTTCGCGAGTTCATTAAACTTTTCCGATTGAACAATATCCCGGATTTCGATTATCATATTCCTGTATCGTGTTTTCATAATCGGGGATTGTTCCATAACCTTTATCGCTGCCATCGGGTCTTTCATAAAATCTTTTAATCCTGAAGAAAATTCAATAGGCGAAATAAAATTAAGAGCGGATAAACCGGAAACCACCTGCGCGGCGCCTATATCAAGCTGACCAGAAACCAACCAAGAACTTATATTATTATTAATTCTCCTTCCGATCTCGTTTAATCCTCCCTGAATCCTTCCCCGGGACGCCACTAAATCCATTCCAAAAAGAAGAGATTTATAATACTGACCGTCGCGAACCTTTCCTGACGCGTCAATAAACCCATCAGTTGTCAAGTTAATTGCCCGTCGGACGTCTTTATTGGTCAAAAGACGGTATCCGTTAAGCACGGTTTCCGCGTTTCCTACAAAATGCGGGATTTCAAGAACCATAGAGGAGAGCTGGTCAATATCCCCGATATCGGTTCTAAATTTTGTCTTTATATCCTTCTGCCGCACCATAACCGACCCGGGAGTTTTTCCGCCAAATCGAAAAGTAAAATCTTGAACTAAAGAAAAAGGTTCGTCTAAACCCCCGAACTCCCGCGCGAATGGGAAGTAATCAGCTTCTCTTTGGAGATTAGTCTTAAAAATTCGACGATATGCGGAATTGATAAGATCAAAATTATTCGCGTAAAACGCCTTCTGTAATTCTATGAACCTTTTATCCTCTTTTGATAAATTGTTCTTAAAAATCTCATTGAGATCACTCTTTGGTATGGCGTTTCCTTTAATATCCTTCTTCATCGCCTTAAATTCTTCTGAATCAAGATCAATACCTTCTTTTTTTGCCTTTTCAATAAGGGCAGTAAGTTTATTGTCTCCGGTTAAGACTTCCATGACTTTAGCTTTTTCGGTGCCATCAAGGTTATGAGATATAGCATACCACGCCCGAATAGTCTGTTTATTAAGACGAAGTTCAATCGTTTCTCCGGTATTCAATTCAATCTTACCAATAAAGGCCCCATCTTCTTCGCGATAAGATGAATCCTTTCGGATTCTTTCGCTTATCTGACTTTCTTTTTTTAAATCAAAAGCGGTATTGAGCATTTCCTGAATATTAGTCCGATAAAAAGAAACCAAAGCCTTTTCAACTCGATTTCCTTCTTCTAAGGCTTTTCCTAGTTTCACTGCTTCAGAATTCTCAACGTCTTTTGCGTGAACCGTTCCTTCAAGAAGATTTCCTACGGCCTCTATCCCGTTAAAAATATTATCAAGAGCACTCTGTATAAAATTCCTCTGTCTTTTTTTGGATAGGGCCCTAAGTTTTCCTCCCTTTTTTCCGGGAGGAAAGGTTTCGTCAACCGTTTTGTTAACCCTATCTTCAAATTCCGCTTTCTTCTGCTCACGAACCTGTTGCCCGGCTTCATTTAGGGTTTCCCTTAACCGGCGTAATTCAGAAAGTCCCCGGGCAATTCCTTCAACATTCCTATCAGCAATCCCCCCAAAACGGTCTAGCAGTTCATTGTCCGCCAAAGCGCTATCTATCTTATCAAAATTAACTTCTTTCCCTTGTCTGCGTGCTTCAAGGAAATCCTGAATAACAGTCGCGTTTGTTTGTTTGCGCGCTTGAACGTCTTGGGCCGGCAATTCAGCAATCTCAACCACCTTAGAGGCGACCTCCTGTAAGGCTGCTGATTCAAACCGGCCTTTTTCAATAGGACGTTTTCCAGTTCGAGGCCTTAATTTATCAATAGCTTTCGCGACCCGTTCTTTTAAATCTTTTTCAATAAATTCTTTCTGTAATCTATCAATCTTTTCAAAGGCCCTTTGGACATTCAAATCCGTTTTGGCATCTCTTACCTGAACAAGAAGATCACCACGAAGTTTTCGAGGAAGATTTTTCCGGGCATAATCAACAATCAAACCCTTCTTTTCTTGAATATCCAGAGTCTTATCTTTTAATTGCTGTTTAATCCGCGCCGCTTCCTGCTGGGCGCCAACCTTGACACTTCGACTTCTTAATCGCTCAAGGTCAGCTTCTTTTAACTGAAGTTTTTGTCCTTTCAAATCCTCAATCGCGGCATTATCGATATTCAATAATTCTAACTGTAAATCTTTAAGCCGGTTATCGAGTTTATTGAGCTTACTATCAACAGCTTTAACGGATTTCTTATCCTTTAGTCTCTGTTCTCTTTCCGCTTCCAGCCTATCAATCTCTTTTATAAGATCTTTACGTTCAGAATTAATCTGACTTTCCCGCCCTTTTTTGGCCGCTTGAAATTTTGTCTCTAAATCTAATCGACGAATATTCTCGGCAGGATCCAAAGAAGATTGCGCGATATCTGTCTTTTTCTGTTCCTCAACCGCTTTATTTATCTGTTCATCGGTAGATTTAGCGGCTTCAACGATTGGAACAACACTCTTTTCAGCCCGGCTTTGAGTTTCTTCAAAAAAGGGTTTTGAATCCTCTTCACCACGAGCTACTCGTGCTTGTCTCTCAAAATAATCTAACGGCAAACCCGTAGATTCTGCCAAAAGATCATGGACAACATTACGCCCACTGGCCAAAAGTTCAGCAGCTATGCTGCTTGCCTGTTTCCGCGGAACCCCAGCCTCTATAAATCTTTCTTGTATCCTATTATGCGCGGCGTTTACCAATGTAAATCCAGATGCCCCGCCAATGACAAATCCCAGAGCCCCCTCATATGCCGCTTGCGCCTGCGCTTCCCAAAACGGAGTTTTAGATATTTTGGCAATAGATTTCATTGCAAATTCAGTTTCACTCATAGCAGACAACTGAAGCGCGTTAGCCAAAGAAGAATCAACCGCCAAAGCCCATCTGCTCTGAAATTTCCCGTAGAGTACACCTAAAGTCAATCTTTGAAGCTGGCCTACCGAGGCCCCCAAAGTTCCGGCAAATAATGCTGATGGAACCCATCCGGCCCCTTCTGACCGACGATTGAGATACTCCCGGGCAGCGACATTTCCTGTCATAATGCCAATCGCGAGTTGAGGATTTACTGTACCCGCCAATATTAATGACGTTACCTGACCAAAACCAGAGGATAAATCATACGCTAATTGATGATGATTAACCTCAACCGCCTTTTGAAGTTTTTGTTCAAACTCCCTGTTTTGCGCGTTCATAAAAAACCCAATAGCGCTCAAGTTCTTCCCTGCCTTTTCAATAGGAAGGTCTGACGGTTGGGCCTGTAAATCTGTCCGTTTTGGTTTAGGGCCGGTTAATGCCTCTCTAAGAGGATCCCTTATTAAGACATCAAGCATATTCGCGCCAGGCTCCATACTCTGTTGAAGTCTCTTATCGAGAGCGGATACCTGATCAAGGATAGCATTGATTTCTTCTGAAGTAGGAAAAATTCCAAGAGGTCTTTTCGCGGTATCTCGTACCTCTTTGCCTAATTGTTTGGCAACGGATCCTGTGAATTCCATAGCCGCGGCGGTAACATTAATGACGGTATCAACAACAAGTCCCTGAACTGCCCCGGCACGAACGGTTCCTACTAATGTTCCTTCTTTTGCCGCGTTTAAAACAGCTCTCTCATGCCAATTATTATACGAATTCTGGCTAATGGCCGGCTCTCTCTTAAAACGGCTAACGAGAAAGATAGGAAATAGACTAAGCGGAAAAGCGTCGCTAATTGCCGGGTTATTGACATTTAAATCTTTTAATTGAAATTGAAATTGAGCCATTAGTCTACAAAAACTCCTGAATTAGTATTCTTTACCGGGACATCAACCACCGGATCCCCATTTTCATTCATCTGCACTGGAAGGGCCCCAAAAGGGGTGTCCACAAAATCCCCAGGTTTTATATATACCGGCAGACCTTGAGCCTTTAGATTGGCGGTAAATCTAGCGCGTCTGACCATCTCATCGTGGGTCGCGGTAGATATAAGTGCTTCTCCCCCTCCTCCTTCAATCGTTCGTTCTTGTAATTGAGCGATATAGGAGTCCAGGGCGTCAACTATAAATTCTGATCCTTTCCCTTCAACATTAAGATTCCCAAAAAGATCATTAAGAGCCTTTTTTACCCCCGGTTCTTTGGTGTCTGTAATACCAGGATTGAAACCTCTTCCCGCTCTATTGATAATTAGACCCTTCTCCATGGCAAGATTCGTTTCTCCTTGAATAGCACTTTGAAGAAGAGTCGAATAGCTTGTAAAGGTTTTTTGAGAGATATTTCCATCATAAAAAGCCTTAGAGAGGTCATTCTGAAGATTCAAGGCCTCTTCAAAAGTTCCTTTTAAAGTATTTGGCTTATTATCTTTTTTCTTAACTATTCTCTGCCATCGAGAAACTAATTCCCCTTTAACCACCACATCATCAGCCGCGGTCGCGGCAACTCCTTCAATCTTTATCTGACGAAGATTTTCAAGAGTATTTATCTGTTTACGTCTAAGATCATTATTTGGATTCTTTGGATCACTTCCTACGTCAAAAGATAATTGAGTTATTTTTTCTTCGAGGTCGGGAATTGATAACTTATCTATATTCTTTGCCATATCACCAAAATCCGCGACACCATTAGCGACTTCTCGTATACGATCATTTTTGAGTTTGCCTTTTTCGGCGCTTATTAAAGATTTACGAAGTTCTTTTTTTCCGTCTATCGTTAAAAAAGGGTTGAAATCCCCGTTATCTAATCTATTCAAAGTCCCTAAAACATTTTTATTCTCTATTTGACCAAGAACATACGCTTTTGTAAAGGCATTAACACCGCTTGTTATAAAGGCATCCGCGTTTTTCGGGCCACCAAAAGCGGCATTTAACTCTCCACGAAGGCTTTGAAAATCACTTATTTTATTAAGTAAATCTTGATAAGTCACTTCCGGCCGGGTTAAATCCCGGGCACTAGAATTCATGGCATCAATATAATTCTGTTGAATAACAAGTCTTTGCTGTTTTAATCGCCAAGCGGTGTTCTCAATCTTTGTGTTGGCCAACTGATTATCAATCCGCAATGACACGTTTCGCCGCAAAGTTGGATTATCAATCCCATCAAGATATTGATTTTTAAGTTGGGAATATCTTTCCTGTTCTTGCGCCGGCATTTTACTCGGATCAGAAGAGAATTCCGTTTTAAGACTATCGGTGGTTTTTAGAAGATCAGAGCCAAAGTTTCCTAAAATCTTAGCGGATTTTGAAGCATTTAAGACCTTATTCTGCTGGGCCTCAAGAGTTAAAACACCGCGGAATACAGTATCAGAAAAGCCCTTTGCCGCTTGAGCGATTATAACGCCGCTTTGATCCGGAGGAGGAACTCCCGTCTGCTCAGATGCTAATTGATTTCTAAAATATTCAGGAACTCTTGCCATTAGAAAATATTATTCTCCTTTCCAAGAAAAGCGTTTCCGGCAACCGTTGTTCCGGCATTTAAAAAGCCGCTTGTCAGAGAAGCCCGACCGGAACTTTCTGCTATACTACCCTTCGCGCGAAGAAATCTGGATTGCGAAGAACCTGATCGACGTATGGCATCAATCTCTTTCTGAAATTCATTAAAGGTGTTTTGAAAAACTGCCAAAGGCGACCCGGACAATCCTATCCCATTGGCCAAAAAAGCTACTTTCTGTTTCGCGATAAATCTAGTACGTTCTTGTTCTTTTCTCTGGGCCTCAAGTTCGGCTTCTCTTTGGGCGGTTTTTGCCTGCTCATTAAAAAGCGCGGCCTGTTTGTCCCCCGCCTTTTTACTTTCTATACCCCCGATAATAGAAGCCCCGGCGGAAAGGGCTGTCGCGGTTACAAGTAATGCGGCTGTCGACATTTTCTATCTCCTTATCCAAGATGACATAACATAATCCTGTTTAAACCTGTCATAATTTCTCATTATTCCTTCAGAATCAAACCCAAAAAATTCAGAAAAGCGAATAAATTTTGGTTCATTAAGACAAGTAAATTGAATCCTATTAAATAATGGTTTTATCTGTTCCAAATGCTCTCTAATAATCTTGCATGTTCTTAATGGCCATCTATAAAACAAAACTGACGGGAAAAGAAAAACTTCACAAACCCCGTCCCAAAGTATATGTAAACCAAATACGGCAAAAATATCTCCCTTGACTTCTATTGTTCTTGCTGTTCCTTCCCGCTCTAATGCTTCTAAATAAGGGCGGGCATCGGAAGTTGTCCATTTTGAAAGATCAAAACCACCTTTTGGGAAATTAATATTATAATAATCTTCGGTTTTGAACATTCTCACGATCATTCTTCTCCTCCGTCAACATGGAGATTTATAGAATTCACAAAACACGGGTACGCTTGGTCTTGAACAACAACAAATAGTTTATCAACATCCCAATCATCTTCATAATAATTTGTAACAATGCCAGTTAAAGGTACCGGCGGGCGATCCGTTTTTTGGCCGACCTTAGAAGAAAATACCTGTTGCAAATCGTAAAGATTTGTCCCGTATTTCGTGCCAATGCTTTGAAAGAAAAGAACATCAACTTTATCAATATTACGGACTTGTGACGGACTAGGCCCTTGATTATCTAGCCCAACAATAGGAAGAGAAATATATATTCCGATATATTTAAGGCCTCCTACAATATAGCCCGCTTGGCGATTAAGAGTAATCTTGCCGGCGGAAACAATAACATCAGGGTGTACCCGCCCATCAGTTTGAACTTGAATTGTCTCACCTTCTAAATGATGGAGCCCTGAAATTGTATCTGTTGTTAAGAACCAGCTTCCGGCGGGGATTGCAGTTGTCGTATCAAAATCTGATAAAATTGTGCAGGTTACCTGTGTATCACTTGAAAACCCTATTATTTCTGCCACCCCTCCTCCCGCCCGGTTCTCATATTTTTTTATGATTCTCTTTCCAACATCACCAGACGCGAACAAAGATGAGGAAGCAGTAAATGTTATTCCACTTCCGGTAACCGCCCCTGGGGTCATAGTAATTGTTCCATGATTCGATCCATCAAAAACCAAACTGGAATCTAAATATTGCGTTGTTCTTTGTTTTTCATATGTTTCATTCTCAAAAGCGGTAATATCTAACTCTTCGTCATCAGTAAAATAATCTTCCTTCTCAAGACCCTCAAAGGGCTCTTTGAAATATTCAAGATATCTAACCGTTGTTGAATTAATAGTGCGTTCAACGGCCACCCATACCCTATCAATATTTCCAACAGTGGGTTCAACAGCAACGTCTAAGACTTTACCTGACCCACCTAAAATATGCCGTGACCATCCTGTTGGATCTTCTTTTGGTTTTACGATCATACTTAAAAGAACACCGTCGTTTCTTACCACCAATACATAATCATTAAACTTTCCTCTTTGAAAGGCTATCTTTTTTACCCCACCTTTCATTAAATGCCCGGATACAAAAGTACGATTAATAGAGTTATACGAATCAGATAGAATATCATATTCAAAACTTCTAAGAATTCGACTCCCTTTTTGCATATAAAATAAAGACGCGCCATTGGCGATTGCCATAATATCCTGCGCGCCAATCGGGCTAAGAGGCCTTACCCGAACAGTAGTCGGAGTAATAGCGGCATTATTTCCCCCGCCATCAAGCCCAAGAATTCCCCCGGTTGTTCCAACAGCTATGAAATCTTTAGCCGCCGCGAGCCACACAATATAGGCTATACTCCCCTGTGCTGAAGGGGATATGGGGAAAATAATCGCGTCATCAGCGGCGGCTGTTCCTAAAGTAAAATCATCATAACGTGACACCCCCGCCGAAGTAGGCGCGCGGCTAGCCCACACAGTATCGGGGTTATTATCCGTACTCGCAAAAACAAGCCTTCCCTCAAAAAAAGCGACCGCGCCCGGAAAATCTCCCGCCCCGGTAAAAGGGTCTGTTGTTCTAGTATATGTGGCTAATGTCCAGGATGTAGAACTTATTCGAGTCAATTTATATGGCGCGAAACTTCTATGGGCGATATACATAATATTTCCCTGTTGCGCGAATTGAAATTCTGATATCTCGGTCGCATTATAGGGAGATACTACTTCGTATACTTTAGTAGCTGTTCCACCAGAAGAATAGGCCGTAAATCCTGTCCCATCAACATTGTTATCATATAAATCCTGTAATTCAAATGTATTAGCCGTGCTATTAGCCACACGAAAAAATCGAGTATTAAGTTCCGTCATGCCAACGACATCCGTTATTCTAACCTCGTCTCCATCGGAAAAACCATGAGCGGTCGCAGTAATAACGACCGGATTAGCCTGGGTTGCCCCAGTTATAGTCTTTCCCGTAGGATCTACGGTTAGCCCGGCATCTTCATAAATCCGAAGTACCCCATTTGTAAACTCTAAAATATAAGATTGCTCGTCATTAAAAGAAAAAGGTTCAATTCGGACTTTATTATTTGACGCGGTATTATGCCCGTATTGCGTTCCTCCCCGGTATTCCAAAGGCCCTTGTAATCGCGGCAAGAAATTCTGAAGGCGTTGGGCAGACGCATAATACACATTCAATTTCAACTGGCCATAAGCGCCAGGAGAAACTTCACCCCCAGAAAAAGTAGTAAGCATTTGTCTAGGCATTGGGATTGAAATTAAACTTGTATTCTCCGGCTATCTGCGCGGGCGTCGCGACTCTTAAACCGGAATCAACAATTTTACTCCTTTCATAACGAATGGGGGGCCGAGATTGGCCATTTGATGCTAGGGCTCTCTGCCGCCAAACATCCAGAAAATTTTTGACACTTGCTCTAAAACTTGATTTTGCTGTCACTTTATTGGCGATTGCCCAGGCTAATTCCCCTGAAAAAAGAAGTTTGAAAGTATCCGACATTTTTGTAACGTCTGTTATATCGTGAATAAACCAAACATCAATAGACGCGTCTCCACCATTATTAATATATAAAGCCCTGCTTTCAATCCTATAAGCATAGCGCTGTAAAGGATAATCAGGATCATTAATAGCGGTTAATTTCAAATAGTCATTAGGGAAATCATAGAAATCAGCATATTTGGTAATGGTAGGAGTTCCCCCACGAGGAATAGCCTCGCCTAAATTGGCGAAATTCCAATTATAGGCTTCTAAAATCGCTTTGCGGATGACATCATACCACCGAGCGGCTAAACTTTCTATCGGGGTGTTGGGGGAAGAAATAGAAGTAATTGGTTTTTCGCGCAAAAGATCTAGTGCCAAATTAAAAATATCGGTATCGGATGTAGTCGCCATAATATCTCCTTAAATAAAAAAGAGCGCGACACAGTTTCTTTCACAAGAGAACTCTATCGCGCTCTTTATTCAAATCGCCTCCATTTACACACCTTAATTAGAAGCCCTGGACAAAATACGCGGTAACAGTAATTGTCCCGGCGACGGTACCTACCGTATTGGCAGTTAAAGCAAGGTCATAGCCTCCTTTAAGAGCCCCGATAGCGCCAGACACTAAATCAAATAGTGTCTTTCCTAAATCGGCCTGATTAACAGCAGACAATAAACTGCCTTCTGAACCAACAGCTCGGGCACTGGCCATAGACACAGCCGAAGCCAGGACGTTTTTATTAACAACCGCCCCGCTATTAGGATTATACAGACCAAAATCAAAACTTGTACCGCCAGTAATCGCATCATTGACAACCTCAACCTTAATAGGAACTAAATGGGGGTTGACATCCGGGAATACTCTATACACAGAACCATCGTCATCGGCAGCCGCAACCTCAAAAGTTTGCGTCATCACGATAACCCCAGAACCTTGCTGCTTGTATGCTGCGGCAACATTACCGGCTTCTACGGCAGAATTAATGTATTTATCTTCAACAGCCATAGCCTTTTCTCCTTTTAAACAGTTTAAACAAGGTTAATCGGTCGTAGTGACTTTCTGGATCAAGGCCCCTTCAGTTCTGACCGCGCCTAAAGTCCAGTTAATCTGAACCTGTTTGGTCTGAACAAGATCAGTACGGTCTTGTACCAGGATCTCAAACTGTTTGGGCATGGCATAAGCCAACCCACGAGAACTCATCGCCAGACAATCTCTAACTCCACCTGTTACTGATAACACAGGATTAGTCGCGTTAGCGGCAAAGGTAATAAGCCTCATACCAACGGCCTCGACGATTTTCCCTCTTTCAACAGCAAATTGCCGAGTATAATCTCCACTTGTGAGTTCGATTTCATCCATTAGAGCCGTATGCTCGTCTCCAGAAATAGCAAAAATGAAATCCTCAATCATATCATTTCCAACATCATTATCAATGAAGTTTTGGATGATTGCCAAGAGTTTCGCGTAGGTGAGTCCGGCGGTCGCCACAACAGTTGAACCTCCGTCAGAAGCAAAAGTGACGGTTGTGGCAAAATCCTCTCCTGTTAAAACATCAGCGGTCGCGGCTTCGGTTCCAATTCTATCATAAACCCGAGCCATAGCCATCGCGCAAGCACGTTGGTATTCTCGTTCTTGGTCAAGAAGAACTTTAGACGCGTCCTCTTCGTCGATAGGAAGAGTTAAAGAAAAACGACGACGGCCAATCTTTCTGCGGGTGATCTTTAAATCATTGAATTCAACCTTATTAAAACGCCCCTTAAGCTCCTGCGCTTCGATAGAACCAACACCATCATAGGCGTAGGCTTTACCGCGCATCTGCTTAACGGGAAAATCCCAGAGAAACGTGAACGCATCTGCTGGGCTTCCTGGTGAACCATATCCGAAAACTGGATAACTTGTGCGGTTTCAATTTGAGCGGCCATTTATACACTCCGTTTTCAAGAGTTAAACTTAAAGGTTTCTCCTTCAAATTACGCTCCCCGTATAAAAACGGACGTGTTAGCCACTTGTGGCGGGCTTTAAGCCGGCGGACGTCTTATTAAGAACGCTCCCCGCTTATATTTTCATTCTAATACTCAATGTCTATATTTGTCAACAATATTTATAAAAAAATGTCAGACCTCTTAATTATTGGTCTTAACTTTTTTACTTTCTTCAATCGCGGCGATCTGTTGATATATCTCGGAAACCTTTTGACGGGCCTCATCATGGCCCAATTCCCGGAAATCATTATAGGTTTTTGATTGCATTATTGCTAAGGCCTCTCGACGTAATTGCTGAGGATCAACCCCAGAGGCCCTCCCACCATCAACAGAATCTTCTTTGATATACTTCTTATGGATATTATTAAGCGTCGTTGTTAATAATAGCAATTCTTTATTGGGAATGTCCTGTAAAAGGCCTTTTAATTCCGCCGGAATAGACTCTTTCATTAAATTCCGGGCAATCTCAATAGCCTTGTCTTTACCTTCCGGACTTCCATAAACATCCAAGAGTTTCTGATCAAATTCTTTATCCAAGCCCTCTTTTTGTTCAATTAATCCTTTTTGGGCCTCTAGGACAAAATTTTCATATTCCGAAGTCAGAAGATTAGCCTGATGCTGACTTAACCCCGCTTTATGAAAAATCTCACCCATTCTGGCAATATCCTCATCACTTCGCGGATTAGCCTTTGAATATTCAGTTTCCGGAAGCTTGTAATCTTTTGCCTCTTTTGGACGTAAACTATTGTAAAAATTAGAGATTTGTTCCTCTGTGGCATCATTCCCAGGAAGGACACTAGGACGTTTTCCTATCAACTGCTGGGCATTATCCACATTTTTATAGAAATCTTCCCATGACTTTGTATCTTTAAGCCAGGGCCTATCCCTATATTCCGGCGGCGCCGCCTCAATCGGGCTTATCTGCGGAGGGGTATATGTTTCTGAGGCACTTGGGACTTTATGATCAATACTTACTTTTGTTGTTGTTCCAGGCCCACCCGCTGCTGGAGTGCCACCTTCATTACCGCCTTCACTACCACCTTCATTACCGCCTTCACTACCACCTTCACTACCACCTTCACTACCACCTTCCCCGCCAGTTTCCCCGCGGTTATTGTGTAAAAAAAACATCCAATCCATTTCATTTTTTCTTTCCATGAGTCTCTCCTGTCTTGTTTTCTATTTTCTGTCGTATAGTATTGGGTATCGCGCGGCGAATATCTAAATACACCCGACGCTGGGCCTCATTGAACAATGACCCATAGACATTTATCTCGCCGGTATTATAATTGCCGGTAATGATGCTGGAAAAAAAATGATAGCGGTTGGCCATCCAATGGAAAAAAATCTGTCCTGCCTCTGTCTGTGAAATCTCTTTAACCGCTTCTTCTACTATTTCCTGCTCTTTTCTTGGCTTCTTTTTACCCTCGAGGTCTGTCATTGATCGCTCCTTGGCGCATACTTTGGGCCTGGGAGATCTTCATTACCGCGTCGGCCCCAGCTTGAGTCTGCTCCATTTGTTGTTGGGCTTGGATTTGTTGTGCTCTTATTTCTCTTATCTTTTTTATAGTCTCGGAATCCCGCAGGAGGTCTTGATCTACGGCGGTTAGTTCAACAACCTTTTTCATCGTTACATCTGGATCTAAATTATCTAAAATGTCAGATATCGCGTTTCCAGCGGTTAAAGCGATATCCCAGGTGGTCGTTATCCCTTGCAGCTTTTCTGTCTGTAAAATCCGAATAGCCGGAGAGATATATTTTATCTCATAGATTTTTTGGCCGGTCTGAATAGCCCTCACAACTTCATCAGGAATTATAATGGGCTTAATACCTTGATTAAGAAGTTCCCGTTCTTTATCAGACCCTTGAATGACCCCCAAAATACCCATATCAAAAAGCTCATTTATTGTTCCGGTTAAAAGAGGATTAAAGAGCTCATTCATCTGTCGACGGAAAATAGAACTCAACGCCTCTCCGCGAATTCTGTCTCTTATCTGCGCCTCACCAAGAGTCATTCGGGATTGATTGTTCAAATCTAAAAGTTTATCTAAATAAAAAGCCTTTGATATCTGATCCGTTAGACGTTCTTCTAACTGAAAAGAACCCTGCATATCCCCGACGTCAAATAACTGACCAACAGGAGATTTCTCGCCTAGTCCGGTAACATTAAAAACACTCATTCCGCCAGGAGAGGTGTCCACAATGGTAGAACCCAAAGCACCGTTGTCGAGAAGGTAAAGAGGGGGATTGATTCTCTTCTCAACCGCCTTCATCATAATTTCCCAAAACATATTAAGGCGCAGAATAGCCGGTAAAGCGAACATCGCCGGTGACCGGCCGTATGTTTCGCCCATGGCTTTTAAGAAACGGGATACAATTAAAGGCGGTTCTTTGAATCCGCTTTCCCGTAAAATCTTATTTGAATCCCATTCAAAATGAAAAGACGCGATGGGAAAATTTTTGTTTCCAAAAGTTTGACCAATCTCTCGACGAGGTTCAATAAGATGAATGACCCGTACCTTCTCCTGCGTCTTTCCCGCGGTAAAACTTTCCTGATAGCGTTTGCTGACATTCTCAAAACCATATTCCTCAACAAGAGTGCGTACTGTAAATTCTTTATCTATATAAATAATCTCAATCACTCCAAATTTATTTTCTTCAACCACCATAAATTTCACATTGACAGACTTAAATCGGAAGGGCTCAAATATATTTCCTGTTTTTTCTCTTTGAATTCCACTTATGCCGAAACTTCCCTGGTCAAGAAGATATTCGTCTAACGCGGTAGAAAAATTCGCTTCCGGGGCATCTAAAACATCAACCAGGGTTTCAGTAAATTGAGTATAATATTCCCGGACTTGAGGAGAATCAGGGATGTTTCTTGGGCGGACAATACGAATAGACCGCGCGCCATCAGGCCAAAGATTGCCCATAATCGCTGACGCCATATCTCGATTGGCTTGAGGCGCGACAGAAGAAAAAAGCTGTTCAGTTAGAAATTCTCCGGGAAAACCGGAAGAAAGGAAATTTTGTTTGCGGGTTAAAACGTATTCACCAACCAGCTGATAAAGAGGCAGCCAGAATTTCTTTTCTTTGGAAAGCGCGTTAAAACGATCTTTTACAATTTGAACTCTATTTTTTTCAGCCACAGATATTAGTCCCTTCTTTAACCGCTTAAAAGAAACGACCGGGCGGTGTTAGGATTGCTTCCAAAACCCTGTAAGAAAGCCGCGGATCGGCGA